TCCTCCGCCTGCGCGGGCTCATGCTCGAACGGGCCGGGGACGTCCCCGGGGCCGTGGCCGAACTGGAAAAGGCCCTTGCCAGGGGCGCGAAAGTCAAAACCGCGCTGGACAAGCTGAAAAAGAAATCCGGCGCGTAAGTCCACCACCCCCCGCCCCCGCCTTTCCCGGGCTTTCAGGCCGTGGCCTCGTCACGCTCAGGGAAAAGGCCGGGGGCCATAAGGATCGCCATGTCGTTCAATGCCATGACCACACAGGAAAAGCCGGATCGCGTCATCGCCAATGACGGCTTTTTCCCGGAACTGTCCTTGCGCACGTTCCTTGACCTCTACCGTTTGCCCGGCGAGTACGCCGCGGATCTGGTGGCCGATCACCTTTCGCTGGCCGTGGTCTGGGCAAACCGCCAGCTTGAGGCGTGGAAAGAGGCCCGGAAGGGGGAGGGCTGCTCAACCCTTGGCGACGTGCCGCTGCACGGCGTCCCCGGGGCGTCGCTCGTCGTCTATCAGCGGACCGTTTTTTGCCAGGCCAAGGGAATGCTGTTGGCGCAGTTCCGCACGGTCGAGCGCCGGGAGGCGGCCAACAACGACGCCAAGGAAGGCCGCGAGACGGCGGACGTCTTTTTCGCCTTTGCCCACGATGCGCTGGCCGACCTGCTCGGCGCTGGCCGCGTGGACATCACGTTGATTTGAGGAGGGGGAACCATGCGGAAGCTTCAGGCCCTTGTCCGGCATATCCTGACTGAGACCGGGATTTCCCGCGAGAACGTAGCCGCGTTCCTTGATCAGGGCGCGGTCATGCTCACCGGGCGGAACCTCGGGCACGGCGTTGAGGTGTGCGTCCTCAAATATGACGGCGTGATCGACATCGAGCGCTCGGACTATGACGGGATCGCGTTGCTGGCGCTGGTGTCGGGCTGGCTCCAGAGCCACGACCCCGACCGGGACGGCCTCGAAGATCCGGAGGTGAACGCCGCGGTCAATGACCTTTCCACAACGGACGTCCAGATCGCGGTGGAATTTCAGGAGCGGATCGAAATCATCCCGGATGACGCCGGGCCGATCTCGTTCGCCGGGAAGCGCTGGCGCGTGGCTCCTGTCCCGGTCGACGTGGCCGAGCGCGTGGACGGCATGAGCGGTGGCATCCGGTGAAGCTGGACGTTGAGATCCGGGGCGTTGAAACCCTGTGCCGGCAGCTTGAGGCACTGACATCCGATTCTCAGGATCGCCGGGCGTTAGCCCGCAGGATGGGGCGGAAGGCTCTTACGCTGGCCCGCCGCCGGGTCAGGAAGCAGAAGAATCTCGACGGAACCCCTTTTGCGCCGCGCAAGGACAAACGCAACAAGCGCAAGCTGTTGGAATGGATTTACAGCCGTGGCGTCGTGTATGGCCGGGACGACGGAGCAAAGGTGACGTTCCGGGGCAAGGCCGCGGAGTTCGCCTTTCAGCAACAGTTCGGAGTGGGGCGCGACTGGACGCCGGGGGAAATCCGAAAAGCCCGGGGGACGCCTGACTATCAAAAATCGGCAAGCCGGGGGCAGGCGCAGGAATTGCTCCGGCTCGGCTACAGGGCCGGAAGCAAAAAAACAGGGTGGCGCATCGTTTCCGTGCCGTGGATTGAAAAGAACATGACGTTCGGGACGGCTGGCAGCTTGATCGCTCTGTTGGCGAAAAAGCCCCCGGCGGCAAGCTGGCGGGATTCGCCGCCAGCCCGTACCGCGCTCGGCGTGACGGACAAGGAAGCGGAAAAGCTGCTGGAACAGGTGGCGAAAGAATCACTCAAGCGTTTGCAAAAGCGGGGGACTTTATGAGCATCGGCAAAGTGCAGATCAACAATCTCAACCTCATGCAGGGGGAGATCACGGCGGTGGAAAACCACCTGCTGTTCGTCGGCCCGGGGAAGGGCGACAAGGTGGGGAAGCTCCTCACGGTGAACACGGACAGCGACCTGTCCGGCGTCCTTGCCGGGGCTGACGGCTTGCTGGCTCAGGTGACGGCGGCCCGGGACAACGGGGGCCAGAACTGGTCGGCGTCCGTCATGCTGTACGACGCCGAGGGCGGCGGGGTCGCCTCGTGGTCCGACGCCGTGGATGAGGCTATGGAGCTGGCCAAGGTTGAGGGTGTCGTCCTGACGGACCCCCTTTCCTCCGTTTCCGACATTGAAGCCATGCAAGCCAAGAGCGAGCGGATCATGGCCAAATACATGCGGCCCGTGTGGTTCGCCGGGCGTGCCCCGGCGTTCGACGCCGATTCCCAGAGTTGGGAGGAGTACGCCACGGCGATCAAGCCTCTGACCGCGGATGTGGCCGCGGACGCCTGCCTCGTCACGCCGACGATCTGGGGGCCGGAGCTCGGGACGCTCATGGGCCGCCTGTGCAATGCCGCCGTGACCGTTGCGGATTCCCCGATGCGCGTTGCAACCGGGGCTCTTGTGGGCTCCTGGATGGAACGCCCGGCCGACAAGTCCGGGCGGCGGCTCGACATGAGCGTCCTTGAAGGCCTCGACAAGGCGCGGTTCTCAGTGCCTCAGTGGTACCCCGACTATGAGGGCATGTATTGGGCTGACGGCAACGTACTTGACGTGAACGGTGGGGATTTTCAGGTCATCGAAAACGTGCGCGTGATCATGAAGGCCATGAGGCGCGTCTATCCGCTGGCCGTGGCCCGCATCGCGGATCGCCGCTTCAATTCCACGCCCGCCAGCATCGCGCAGAACAAGACGTATTTCATGCGGCCCCTGCGGGAAATGTCCCGTTCCGTGACCATCCTCGGGCAGACCTTCCCCGGTGAGATTTACCCGCCAGAAGACGGCGACATAACGGTGAGCTGGCCCTCCCGTACCAGCGTCGAGCTGTACATGGCGGTCCGGCCCTACAACTGCCCGAAAAAGATCACCTGCAATCTTTTCCTCGATCTCAACAACTACGCGGCATAGGTGAACCATGCAGAGACTCAGCGGCAAAAGTTTCGACGTCACGCTCGGCGACCTCAAGCTCCACATTGAGAAAGCCTCCCTCGACATCGAAGACGGATCGGAAGTGGCCAAGACGGGCGGCGTCCCCAACGGATGGGTCGACGGCGAGGTTTCCGCCAGCGGCGAGATCGAGCTGGACGGCGAGAACGTGAAGATCCTTTCGGAGGCTGCGCGCAACGCGGGTTCCTTCCGCGGCCTCCCGGAGTTCGACCTCCTGTTTTACGGCTCCACCGGGGACGGCGCGGAGATGAAGGTGGAGGCGTTCGGCTGCAAGCTGAAAGTCTCGAAGCTCCTCGACGTCGACGGCAAGGGCGGGGAAAAGCATATCACCACCATCCCCTACATCGTGACGAGCCCGGATTTTGTGCGCATCAACGGAACCCCCTACCTCAAGCCCGAAGAAACGGAGGAACTGTAATGGAACAGGACATGCTGACCACAAGCGAGCCCTTTGATCCGGTTATGGCCGTCTATGACGGAGCCCTTGCGATTAAAGATGTGGCCGCGGGGCTTGAAGGGGATCGGCCTGGTGCCGCGGCCGCGCTGCGCATGATTGCCTGGCACCTGAAAACGGCGGCGGAACTGTTTGACGATGAAGCGTCGGACAGGGACCGCGAATCCCCGCAGGGCGGCCCCTCGCCGTCTCCGGACGGAACGCAGGCGCATACCCATGCCATACATTCGCCTTCATTCGGGGCGGCTCAGGGGAGGAACGGCAATGGCTGATTTCTCCACGGCGCACGCTCCGGTGGCGGTATGGGAAGGCGGCTACGGCAACCATCCGGCTGATCGCGGCGGGGAAACCCTGTGCGGCATCGCCCGCGGGTGCCACCCCGATCTCGCGCTCTGGAAGCTGGTTGACGCCGAAAAGGATCACCCCTCGTTCCGTCAGGGCAGCGCCGCCTTTACCCGGCACCTGCGCCAAATCCCCGGGCTCCTCGAACAGGTGACGGCGTTTTACCGCGGTCTGTTCCATTCGCTCGGGCTGGACTCTGACGACATGCCGCAAGACCTGGCGAACGAAATCTATGAGCAGGTCGTCAACCTGGGGCAGGGCGGGCACACGCGCTACCTGCAACGGATCTGCAACGCCTTTAACTACAACCGGAAGACGGGGACGCGCCTGTTCCATGACCTGAAAGAGGACGGCGCGCTCGGGACGCTCACCCGCGCCGCCCTGCGCGTGCTCATCGAAAAGCGCACCACGCAGGCCGTGCTGGTCCACGCCCTGAACGGGGCGCAGGCCATGCACTACATCAACCTTGCGGCCGGGAACGAGACGCAGCGCCGCTTCATCGACGGCTGGCTTACCCGAACCTATGACCCGGAGGCTACGGCATGATCGACATCACCAGCGTCTACAACGCCCTTTCCGGTTTCGTTGGGGAATATTGGGCAGGGTTCATCGTTACCGCCGTTGTCGCGGTGTGTGCCCTGGCGCAGACGGCTATGTCCCCGCCCACGGAAAACAGCTCCGCCCTGTACAAGATCCTCTATGCCGTGACGGACAAGATCGGCTGCAACTTCTGGAAGGCCAGGAACGCCGTTCCCGGCAATACGGGGAAATGATGTGGCCGGGGCTGAACTGCTCGCCGCGCTGCTCAGGTGGGCGGCATGGCTGCGGGAAGGTCTGGCCGTGGTTCGCCGCCGTCTTTTCCGTGCTCGTGTTGCTGACGATCCTGTCGGCGTGCTCCTCGGGCAGCTTGGGGGAAAGGGCGGCGCGTCCAGTCCTGCCGAGCCTGACCCGGGCGACGGTGAACGGCGTTCCCGGCGTGTGGATGGATGAGCGGGACGCGGGGACGCTGGCGCTGTGGATCGAAGAGGTGAGCCCGTGAGGTTGGAACAACTGCTCGAGGTGTTCGGCTCCTATGTCTGGCCGCTGCTGGTGGGGGCGTTCCTCTACCTGCACCGGATGGGCAGGCGCAACGAGCGCGAACTGTCCGATCTCAGGGTGTACGTGGCCAAGAATTACAACAACAAGGAAGAGCTGAAAAACTTGTTCAACAACCTGCAGCAACACTTCGATACGCGGATTGAAGACGTCAAACAGCTCATCATCAAAAAGGGGCAGTAATGCAGAAAACGATCAGGCTCTCCATCAATGGAACCGACCTTACTTTCGACGTGACCACGGAACTGTACAACAAGTACGTCAACGAAATGATGCCCAACAACAAGGTGGCCCCGGCCCATAACTTCGCCATGCGGTGCGTGGCGGACGGCTCGCGGGAAGACCTGAAAAGCCTTCTGGAGCTTCCCGGCGCGGCCATCCAGATCGCGGGGGCGCTGGTCGACGAGTTCATGCCGGATCTGTCCATCGAATTGGGAAAGTAGCGGAGCGGGCGGAAAAGCTGCGGGAGAACGGCCTGGGCATGTGCCTTGCGCTTTCCCACAAGTGGTTTCCGTCCCGCACCGTTGATCTGGACAGCATGGCCGAGGCCGTTTTTCTGGAAACGGACTATTGGGAAAAGATGCAGATCGCCGTGGCGAACGGCATAGCGAAAGCCTTTAGGGGGGCGTAGTGGCTACCAAGCTCGAAAAGCTCATGTTCCGGATTGGCGTCAAGGATGACGCTTCCGGTCCTGTGGGCAAGCTCCAGAAGGCGCTGCGCTCGACCTCCCGCATGTCGAAACAGGCATGGGGGCAGCTCGCGGGCGGGGCCATGACCGTGGCGGGGGCGGGGCTTGCGCTTGAGGGCATGGTCTCCCCGGCGCTGGACCTGAACCGCGCCCTTGCCGATGTGTCGTCTCTCGACGTTGACGCCAAGGGGCTCAAGCTGCTGGACGCCACGGCCAAGCAGTACGCCATGAGCTACGGCGGGACGGCGGCGGAGTTCGTCGCCTCTTCCTACGCGATCCAGTCGGGCATCGCGGGGCTGGACGCCTCACAGCTTGCGGACTTTACCCGCGCCTCAAACGTGCTGGCCAAGGCCACGAAAGCGGACGCGGCCACCATGACCAACTACGCCGGGACCATGTACGGCATTTTCAAGCAACAGGCCGACGCGCAGGGCAAGTCCTCGTGGATTGAGGACGTGGCCGGGAAGTCCGCCTACGCCATCCAGATTTTCAAGACCAGCGGCACGGAAATGTCGGCGGCGTTCACGGCGCTTGGCGCCAACGCGACGAGCTCGGGGATCAAGCTTGAGGAGCAGATGGCCATCCTCGGCAAGCTGCAAGCCACCATGAGCGGCTCGGAGGCCGGGACGAAGTACAAGGCGTTCCTTGCGGGCGTGGGGCAAGCCCAGAAGGAGCTCGGGCTGAAGTTCACGGACGGGCAGGGCCGGATGCTTCCCGTTTTGCAGATACTCGACAAGCTCAAGAAGAAATACGGGGCGCTCGACGTCCTCGCCGACTCCGACCTCATCAAGAAGGCGTTCGGATCGGACGAGGCCGTATCCATGCTCAAGCTGCTCATACAGGACACGGGCGGGCTGGCCGACAACATCAAGGCGCTGGAAGACATCAAGGGCATGGGGAAGGCGGAGGCTATGGCCCGGAAGATGGTCGATCCCTTCCACAAGCTGAACGCCGCGCTCAACACGGTGTCGGCGGCATGGTGGCAGAAGCTCCTCCCGCCCGTGAACGATGCGGTCGAGGTTTTCAACCGCTTCATGGGCAAGGTGCTGTGGTTCATCGACACCTTCCCGAACATCACGCGCCAGCTTGGGTACGTCGCGCTTACGGTTTCCCTTTCCGCCGTGGCGTTCGGGCTGTTCAATGTGGTTGCCGGACTCGCCAAGCTCGGCGTTCTCGGGCTGTTCAATCCATTCAGTAAACTTATTGGCTTCCTCTTTGGAACAAAGGCCGCTGGCACGGGTGCCGCTGGAGGCGTGGGAGGCCTTGTGAATATATTCGGAGCACTCAAAAAGGCTTGGTTGCTGTTCAACTCAGCCATACTTGGAACCCCTGTCGGGTGGATACTTATTGGGCTCATCGCTGTCATTGCGGCGTTGGCCATCAATTGGGAGGACTTCAAAAAGAATTTTGGGGATACGGCGTTCGGTTCCGCAGTAATCCAGATGGTGCAGGACGTTTGTGCATGGTGGGATCGCCTGACGAATGCCTTTTCGGAAGGAAGCTGGTCGAAAATCTTCATTGAGATCATCAACGCCGTGACAGCGCCTTTGCGGAAGTTCCTGGAGCTGGTCGGGTGGGCGCTGGAAAAGGTCGGGCTCATCGACAAGGATTCCAGCTTTTACGGTATGACGAAGCCGCTGGATGAGAAGGCGTTTGAGACTGTGGGCAAGGTCGCTGGTGGCTTGGAAATGCAGACGCCTGATTATCTTTCGGGGATGCCGGGAACCTATTCCCCACTTCCCCAAGGATACACCCCTCCGGAGAAGCCCAAGACCACGGGAGGGACTCATTCTTGGTTCCGGATGCAAACCCCTGACTACACGATGGGGGTACCCTCGGGTTCCGCCGCCCTGTCTCCGGATAGGGGGATTCCGCAAAAACTGGTCCCCACTTTCCAAGGGATGCAGTATGGGAGCGGGCTGACTGCGACCGCGGGCGTACTCAACAGGCAAGGGCAGACTCCGGCCCCGTCTCCTGCCATCGCTTCATTGAATGCCCCGCGCACGCTGGACGTGCCGCGCGGGGGCATCATGCGGAGCATCACCAACACGACCAACAGCAATACCAACAACCAGAATCAGACCGTCAACATCGGCAGCCAGAACTTTACCATCGAAGGCGAGATCAAAGACGAGAAGCTCCGCGAATATATAGAACTGGGCATAATGTGATGAAGTACATCGACCTCTTGATCAGCAATGACGACCTGACGCCGGACGCCGGGGGCATCCCCGAGAAGATAGCGGACCGGGCGTCCATCGCTCAGGACTTGGTGCATATGATCCGTGAGTCCGGGCTGTTGACGGAAATGCTGGCGAACCGCGACGCGGGAGCGCGGCGGCTCAACATGATCAAGATCACGCTGGCCGTGGATGATGACGAGCGGATTGTTCCCGGCACGGCGGAAATCACCGAGACGAGCCTCGGGACATACCTTTTGACGGCGGAAACGGTCGACTACGGCCCGCTGTCCATGACTTTGGAGGCGTAGGCATGGCGGAGAAACCCGATCAGCTTTTCGAGACGATGCTGAAGGAAGCGGGCGTACCGACCACGGAAGCCGCCATGAAAGCGGAGTGGGACGCCATCAACGCGGCGGAAGGTTCGCAGATTACGAATAACTCGGCGTGGTCCCCTTTCTGGCGGCTCATTTCCGCCATCGTGACCGCCCCGGCCTTGTGGCTGGTCCGGCTCCTCATCCGGGACGCCCTGCCCAACGTGTTCTTGAAATTCGCGTCCGGGAGCTATCTGGACGTGTACGCCTGGGGCGTCGAGCTGGAGCGGAAGCCCGCCGCCCATGCCGAGGGCGTGGTGCTCTTCACGCGGGCGTCGGCGTCCGGGAGCCTGACCATCCCTCGGGGCACGGCCGTTGAAAGCCCGGCGATCAACGGGGTGGTGCATCGCGTGCTCACCAAGGCGGACGCTGTTATTCCGGACGGGCAGCTCGGGCTTGAAGTCCCCGTCCGGGCGGAAGAGGCCGGAACCGCCGCCAACCTCGGGCCGGGCTATTATTCCGTGCTTCCCGAACCCGTGCCGGGCATCGCCTCCGTGACCAACCGCGACGCATGGCTGACGTCGCCGGGAGCCGACGAAGAGGACGACGAGTCCCTGCGGCTGCGCGCCCGCAACCAGTTTCAGGCCGTGGGGCAGTACCACCATGACGCCGGATACCGCGCCGTGGTGACGGCGTTCGCGGTCGTCCGGACGGACTACATCTTTTTCGAGAAGGACGGCCCGCGCGGGCCGGGGACGGCAAACGGCTACATCATGATCGATTCGGGCATCCCGCCGGACGATCTGATCCAAAGTATCAACGCGCATATCCGGGAGTCCGGCAACCACGGGCACGGTGACGACATCCTCTTTTTTCCCATGCCCGCCGTCCCCGTGGATCTGGAAGCGACGGTCTACCCGCTGCTTTCCTGCGGTGAGGAACGCCGGGAAGCGCTCCGGACGGCGGCGGAAGACATGATCCGGGCGGCGTTCCGGGAAAATCAGGACGTGGAGGTCACGCGCACGCTTCCGCAGTCGCGGTTCAGTTTTTCCCGGCTTGATCGGGAACTGCACGACGCCTTGCCGGATCTGCGCTCGGTCGAGTTCAGCTTGCCGGACATCGTGTCCGAACTGTCTTTGCCCGTGCTGCGCACGCTCACCGTGCGGCTTGGCGAGGGCGTATGAGCGATTTTCCGGAGATCAAAATTCCTTTTTGGATGAACGGCCCTCACGCCCGGACGCTGGCCGGGGCGTCCCGCGTTTGGTTCGGGCGCTTGGGGGAATGGGCGGCGTTTCCGCTCAGGCAGGCCGATCCCATGACCTGCTCGGAAAGGATGCTCGATCTGATCGCATGGCAGCGCGGCGTCACGCGGGCCGCGGGCGAGGCCGAGCGGCTGTATCGGCTGCGCGTCGCCCATGCCTACGCCAACGCCCGCGACTCTGGGCAGATCGCGGGCTGGAAGCGGATTTTCAAGCGGCTGGAACTCGGGGACATCGCCTTGGAGGAACGGAAGGCGGGGCAGGATTGGGACGTCATCGGCATTACGATCGACGACAGCCTTTTTCCAAACTACCAGAACGTGCTGGAGCTCATCGTCGCCGACTACGGGCGGACGTGCCGGAGATACCATTTTATTTCCCGGATTCCGCAAAAGGTCGCCGTGCGGTTCATCCCCTTTGACGACCATCATTGTACGATCTGCGCCAAGAGCGAGGAACTGCTAATAACGCGTATGGGAAACGGGATCGCCGTTTTTGACAGCACGCAAACCACACTGGAGGCTCACGCATGAGCGTCATCATGACCGCGGCCGGGGAAGCGCTCAAGGCCCGGCTGCAGGCCGAGGGCAAACCGCTGGTGATCGACACCTTTGTCTTTGCCCATATCCCCAACCTTGATCCCGCGGAACAGCTTATCCCCGGGATCACGGTTCCCACGGAACAGGTGGTGTACACCTATCCGATCCCGGATGAGTACCGGGCTTACGTGAACCCGAATCAGGTCGTGTACAGCGCCCTTTTGGGTTCGGACGTGGGCGACTGGTCCTTCAACTGGCAGGGGCTGGTCTGTTCCGAGTACGACACCCTGATCGCGGCGGCCACCTTCCCGACGCTGGAAAAGCGGAAATACTCGGGGGCGACGGGCGCCGCGGGCAACAACCTTACCCGCAATTTCCTGTTGGAGTTCTCCGGAGCAAAGGAGCTCACGGGGATCACGGTCAGCGCCGACGTGTGGCAGCTCGACTTTACGATCCGGCTGCTCGGCATGGATGAGCGGGAACGCCTCTCGAACTTCGACCTGTACGGCGCGGGGTGGTTTTCCGGGGACGGCTGGAAGCTGGCGAGGCAGGGCGGGCAGTACGCCTGCGCGCCGGGGTTCGGCTATGTCGGCGGCATACGCGCCGGGCTTGCGGAACCCATGCCCGTGGTGGCCACGTTTACGCCCGCGGACGTCTGGCTTGACGTCTGCCTGAAGCCGCAAGGCTCGGATCGCGTGGCCACGGCCGCGCCGATGGTGGTTGAGCCGGATACGGAAGTCCCGTTTTCCGCCGCCGACGAAACGGGGCTCATGCACTACCGGGCACTGATCGCGCATGTCGATGCGGGAGGGGTCATCACTGACAAGCGTCAGCCGATGAACGGCACGGACGGAGCCTCCGGGCAGCTTGCCGATGTGCAGCGCCTTATGAAACGGAAGGTGAACGCCGGAACGGGGTTGACCGGGGGCGGCCCGCTGTCCAGTGACGTTACACTCTCCGCAAAGCTCGATGGGAAGACAGTGCAGGCCGCTGCGGACGGCGCGATCACCGTGAAAGACGTGGCGATAGATGGGAATCAGGAGAATCTGGCGAGCGCGCGGGGGCTGTTCAACGCAAAAAGTACAGGGGCCGTAGACTGCAACACCCTCACGAATCAGGGCGTGTATGCCATTCCGCAATCGGACACGACGAACGGCCCCGGCTTCCCGATAAAGATGTTGCTCTTGTGTTCCGCAAATTCTTTGTTGACCACGCAACTTGGCATTTCTTCGGGCGGCTCAACGGATATGGCTCAACGGCTTGCCCTGAGAAACAGAAACAAAGATGGCGAATGGAGCAAGTGGGCGGAGTTTTTCAATAGTCTTAGGACTGGTGACGGCCTCAAATCCATCAACGGCATCATCTCCGTGCCCGAGTATGAGGGCGCGACGGCATCGACAGCCGGGACAAGCGGCCTTGTACCGCCCGCAACCGCCGGGCAACAGGATACTTTCTGACCGGAGGCGGTGAATATAAGCCCGCACTCTCGACTGGCGGCGGCGTCAT